TCCACTCTGTAATATGCTGCACCTGCAATAGATACACCCATAAAAGTTAAGAACGATTCGCCAATGTTTAACGATACGATTCCTGTTGCTGCGGTATAAGTTGAATATGAACTTGAATTTATTGAACTACCTGCACTATTGTAAACATTAACATCAACTATAAATATCTCATTGCCTAAATCAAAGAAGGTTAAGAATCTTTGTTGACCTACCCTTATTTTCTCTCTGTATGAGTTATCATTTAATGAAACTCGGTTGTCAGGCTTTAAAAGTTTTCCTGCACTAAATGCCGTTTTAGTCCAATCTAAGAAATCAAATATCGCATTGCTGCCTAGCTTAGGGCTGCCACTTGTTCCAAACTGAGTTTGATTAGCATAAATAACAGGCACTCCGCTTGCATTGTCGTATATCTCGCCTAACTGCAACCAATACTTAGCTTGTGAATTAACGCAAGGCACTATATCGGTAGAGTTGAACCCACCAAAGTCAAAGGTCACGTAGTTCTTTACTATGTCTGCCACATTGATTTGCACAGTTCCCACTAGCGGTTGCTTAGGTAATGTTAGCCTAGTTACGGGATTACTTTGCCCACTTACGTTTACATCGCATAGAAACTGATAATTAGGCTGAGTACTATTTCCACCGCTTACACCTATCACTATTTCATTAAATAAGTTTTGCCAATTATTTGGACTTTCAATTATTGTTATCATCTTGTCAAGTTTATCTCTACACTTACTATTATCTGCTTGCCGAACTTCTCAGCTATTGCGTTGCTCATTCTTGTAACCTCTGTATCCGTTATTGCCGTGTCTATAAAATAGGTCGGCTTCAATCCGTTCTGCTTTATTCCAAACGCTATCGCTGTGGCTCGTTTTCTTTTCTCGTCTATCTGAGCCTTTGCCCTTGCTCTTTTGGTTAGGTTTCTAGTTTGCGAATATCTTGAATCTAGTGGAATTCCTTTTTTAGTAATCCACCTCATTAAGTTATCGACCATTGGCTGACTTGGGAATCTAGTCCTAAAGCTATAAATTGAGCCGTGCTTAGTCCTTAATCCATTTACCCCACTATTAACAAAGAAGGCATAATCATTCCCTTCAATAGCCACGTAGTATTCATTACCTGCCACGCTTACAGGCATAGCAACTATTGATTGCTTCAACTCTGAATCCCTTAGGTCGGCTTGGTCTAGGTTATTCTTTAACGCCTCGCTTAACTCATTAGCCACGTTAAACAATGACCGCCCAATAAAGGTGTCAAACTTAATGTCTTCAATAGGAACGTAATCTTCACCTATCGAACCAAGTAGTGCCTCATAGTTTACGCTCATTGTCTTCTCTATCTATTTGGTAGCATATTAAGTTCAAAAATTCAATCACGTTCATTTTAAAGAAGTATTCCCACTTTGTAGCATCTCGATTTGCGAGGTTATCGATTGTAACGATATATCCCCATTTGGATTCAAATCCTTTACTATCGCCTCCACCTCCGCCTCCAAAGAGGTTCTTATATGAATAGATAATTCTCGTAAGACCTTGCAAAAAAAAACTAGCAATGGCTGAGCATCTTTCATAGTCATCTTCTCAAACACTAGGTCGCTTATCTCTTTGTGTGCTTTGCCATCGTATGCTGCTACCTTTCCAAATCGCCACGTCATAGGCTTTAGGAATACCGCTATGAACTTATGTAACTCCTTTTCGGCTACCTTGCTAAATGCTGAGGCGTCTATAAATTGGTCTGTGGTTATCTTCATTATGTCGGTGTCAACTGCAAACCATTTACCACTAATCTTTATTTTTTTTTTAATCTTGTATCCGCTTAAGTTATCCTCAATAGCTTTTAAACGCTCTACGTAATCCATAAAGATAGTATGAGGCAAAGCCTTAATTGATTCGATTGGCTGCCTTAAAACGATTGATACACGCCTCTGCAAGTATTCTAATTCGCTTTCGTAAGGCATCTGTGCCAATGTGCTAACGTATTCCTTGATGGTTATTTCTTTGAACTCACGCTCCATAGTATTAAATATATTATTTTAGTTTTGTGTAATTGTTTTTTTAACTTGTTGATTATGCTCTCATTATGGTGTACTTGCCAGAGTTACGCTCTTGAAGTTTCATTAGTGCAAGATACCTAGTTGCATCTATTAAGTGATTATTAAAATCGATTGGTTCATTTAGCGTGTGACCTGCTTTATCTATTTTCCATTTGTAAGTCCTAAACTCCCTAAGCAGATTTGAACCGATTAGGTTTAGTTTGTAACGCCTTAGAATATCAATAGAGTTAATAATTGAATCCTTTCCTTTTGCAGTTGGTTTAATATTGTAACCTAAACGATACACTTCCTCAATACTTTTAGGCTCGGCACTATCTGCAAATATCTCATCTCTACGTTCTACACCGATGTTCCTTAACTTGTCTGCTACGTCTTGGTTAGTTAGTCCACGTTCGTAAAGTTCCTCTCTGATATAGAGTTCTTGGTTATACTTGTAAAAAGAAACTACCGCAGTAGGGTCATTACTAAAACCCCAATCTAATCCGTATCCGATAAAGGTTGCATCTTGTGGCACTTGATAGCCCTCTGTAAAATTATTAAAGACTAAACCTTTTAACTGCCCTCTTTGACCTAGTCCAAATATTTTCCAATACTCAGGGTCTGCACTCTCTAATTGCTCAATCTCTTTTTTTAGTGATTCTGGTAAGTGTGGGTTATCCTTATAGGTTGTGATTAGTAGTTTTGCATCCTCTCTAGGAATCACTTGTTCATAAATCCAATGTTCAAAGTCCGATGGATTGTAATCAATTATTACTTTGCCTGTGGTTCTTAGTAGTAATTGCCTCCAATCTTCAAGTTCTAACTCATTAGCTTCATTGGCAAATAGGATGTCACGCTTACGCCCTCTTATCTTACTAGCATCATCTACACTAAAGAACTCGATTAGGTTGTCATTAAGCAGGTAAGTGTTCTCAGTCTTGTTGTGGTTAGCCTCTGAGTATAGTTCAGCCTCCTTTAGTATATCGAAGAAGTCACGCATTGAACTTGCCTTTAATGCAGGCAAAGTTTTACGCACTATTGAATAAGTTAGTCCTGTATGCTCTACGCAGGTTCTTACAATCCATTGCAAGGCTGAATAAGTTTTTCCACTTCTACTCCCACCTTGAAGTATTGCGATTCTCTTTCGGTCTACCTTAAACGTATTATCAATATGAATTAAGTTAGGATTAAACCTCATTGTTTTCAATCGGTGCTTTTAACCATTCAGGCATTTTACTGATGCTAACATCTTGTTTAATTTCGCTCTTTTCAGTTAACCCATTTAGTCGCTGTGTTATGCTCGGATTATAGATGCCTGCCATACCACCATTGATTTGGTCGTTCCTGCATTCTTTACGTATCGCATAACAGATAGTTAAAAAATCTGAGTACGAACCATTAGTATTTGCAAAATAATGGCTTAAATCGCCTATAAAAGCGTTTTGAAATAACCAAGTTTCAAACCCATCTATTGTCAATGGCTTTTCTTTAGTTCTAAATACTTCTACTCCATCCTTACCTACATAGTCTTGTACTAAGAATGGATTTGCTTTAATATAATTTTTATATTGTTCGAATAACTCCATTAGTCTTTCTGGAGATTCTATTTTCTTTGTTCCAAAAGGTCTTCCCATATCTTTAAATATATTATTTGTTACTTATAACACTTTCATAGTATTCCATTCGATACTTACGCCATAACGCTTCATTGCTATTTTGCATCACATCTTCTTTTAGTTGACTGCCTAAGTCTTTTCTTAACTCAGGGTTCTCAATCAATCTACGCATTGCTTTGTACCAATCTTTTTTACCTGCCACTAAACAATTCTTGCCGTGTTTGCTCATCCATTGGTAAGATTCCACATCCGAAACGATTACACCTAAACCGAATGCACCCATCTCGAGCATCTTTAATTCAGACTTTGCTCTATTGAACTCGTTGTATCTTAAAGGAATCAAACCAATGTCCATTAAATTATACGCCTGTGCATAGCTGTACACATCTGCTGCGTTTATCCTTCCGTAATTGTTATCGTCTAGGATGTAGTTTGAAGTAAAAATCTTTTCGTACTTGTGCCAAATCGAATCACCATCATAGAAGCCAGCAAGCATAAACTTGTAATCCTTGTAAGGACTTTTATT